TGGCTGATGCTGCACCTTGGTCACCTGTGGCTGATGCTGCACCTTGGTAGCCGGTGGCTGTCTTACCCTTCTTCCACTTGCATTTTTCAAACGTAAACTTAACGGCTGCGTCTACAAGACTCTTAATACTTAGTTCAGCTCCTATGTGGATTTTTGAGCAAGCAATTTTCGTATCATCCGTATCTACGTCCATATCGCCAGTTCCCTCAACCTCGTGAAACTTATTCATACCAACTTCGGCAGGTGGATAGTAACCGAACACGTCCAACGGATGGAGGCAGAAGTGAAATCCGTTACCGCAAACTCTTATATCGCCTGTTTCTTCATAGTCCTTACCTTCTTCGTATTGGAAATCCCTACATGTCATATCGGGGTTAAAACCTTTGTACCCTTTGATTTTGACAAATTCCTTTGGTAAGGTAACGTTATCCGGCAGGTTTGCCCTAAGTACCATGTACGCCATGTAGCTGGCGTCAAATCCGGCTATCCCGGTGCCAATGGCAGTTAGGAGGAATTCCTTTTCCGGATGCTCGTTAGCGTAATTCCCGAAGTTCCCTAAAAATACGACCAGTTCTTCTTCGGTAACTTTCTGCATATCCTTGTCCAGCGTAGGAATGGCATAGGACTGACCTTGTATTCCTTCTGCCTGCCCCATAATTGCACCAAACTTCTCAACTGCCAATCTAGCTGCACCTCCGGCGTGATTGCCGTTCATATTGCTTCCAAAAACGAATATTTGATTTTCTTTCAGTTCCTGAATATTCTCAGGTGTTAATTCTCTTTTCATGATTCTTCCTTGTTTCTGTATTACTTTTAATTAATGGTTCCTACAAACTTCTCCAGGTTTCCACTCTGACGGTACTTTAGCCCACTCTCTGAATGCTTTATCAAACCCATCAAGGTCAGAGAACATATCCATCTTGGCGGTATCAGTAGTAATGAGGGTGGAGAACTCCTTGAAATACTTATCGGCAACTTTTACGAAGTCATTGTGCAACTTTTTTAAATCTCCAAGCAGAAGGGAGTTCTCTGCCATTAAATCGCTCGCTTCCTCTACTAAGTTATTGGCTTCGCAATTCAACAGGTGAGCGGCTGAAAGCAGCATATTCAATCTATCTATGCTACCATTGGCTATGGCGGCATCTATTATTTTTTTCTTTGGTTTCATAATTGTATATTTTCACTTTACATTTCCTTTCATGCGGTTAATACTTTCGTTCTCCTTTTTATTAATTTTGTCAATCCACCTTTGGAATTTGGCAGCTACAAGAGGGCAGTGTATGCGCAGGTTTCTATCGCGTTCCGCTTCCCATTCACGTATCTTTCTCTGCATCTCGGTATTCATAAATTTCTCCTTTTTCGTTATAATTCTTTCTTTAGAAAACTGTTGCAAATTTGCCCATATCTGTCACAGGCACACACTCTATGCCCTTTAGCCTTACAATACGCAGAATTATCCCCGAAGTCCGAGGCATTCTTGCAATTCCGGCATTTGACATATACAATTTCCGGTTTGACTTTCTTTGGCATACTTCAATGTGATGTTATCGTCTTCTGCTACCTCCTCCAACTTTAACAAAGTTGAACATCTCTTTCGCCCTGTCCATAATATAATCTCCATATCTCTCTCGAAATTCATCAGGATGTGCCATATCCATGTTTGTACTTCCAAGAGTAAGGATGTTATGACGTTGCTCATAACGTAATTGCAATACAGTCTGGACCACATTGCACGATGTCCCGAAATGTTTGGATAATTCTTCACGACCTATCTCATCAATAGCTAGATTGCCTGCCATGTTACGATCCGTCCAATAGTCAAGAGCATTAATTCCGTCAATAGAATATCGTAATGCTATTTCTGCGGCAGATCGTATTTCAATACATATATTGGAGGCTCTGAATCCATAAGCAATTTGATTAATAGTAGCCAAATATCTTTGTATTCCTTTCAGAAGTGTTGTCTTACCGGTCCCTATCTCACCCCACAGAAGTAAGCCTTTATGTGGGTCAAGTACCCCTGGAGGGAACCTTCCAAGATTAGACCAAATCCATGTATAAATCGCGCCTATAAGATTTCTGTTTCGTTCATCAATTACAAAATTAGGAGATACTTGTTGCAGTGACATAACAAATCCTCCCTTCCAAAATTTTTCAATTTCTTCTTTTGACATCATTCCTTTCTTGCCGCCATACAAGAAATTGAATTGGTCATCCTTTCCTTCAGAACTCAAAGGATTCAGGTGGTGTGATTGAGCTTCCTCCATCTGTTTTGGCGATGGTATAGGAATTAATTCGCCTATCTTTTCGGGTGATTTCATTTTTTTTCTTTTTTTCAAGTTCAATTTTCAGCCATCGAGCAAAATGCGATTTTGCATCTTGGGGTGATTTAACCGTTTCTCCCTCGTTTTGGAGTTTCATAAAGAACTTCTCCAAATAATCATAAAAATCAGGAGGCGCGAAATCCTTATACCCACATAAACGAGTATTCATACAGACAGCTTCCATCCATGAACTATTCGATTTCAATTCTTCATAGCACTCATCCAACCCTTTTTCAAAAATCCCAGTCGGAATTTCCTCATACGCGCGCGGGAGAGAGAGATAATTATCTTTGTCTTTATCTTTGTCTAATGCGCGTACATTATACTGTAAGGGTTTAGGTTCAACTTTAGGTTCATGGTTAGGTATAAGGTTAGGTTTCACTTTAGGTTCAACTTTAGGTGTCAAATTTTGATAGCTAATATGATACCTTGTTTTATCACGTTGCCCTTTTCCGCCTGATTTGAATGTGATAAGACCCGCCTGAACTAATCTGTTACGTGCTGATTTCATTGAGTTGACCGACACTCCCACGTCAGATGATACCTTTGTATCACTACGCGTCCAGCTATCCACCCAGCCTAAACGATTCGCTGTTTTTAGCAAGTAAAAATAAAGCCTCGTTTCACAGCAGGTAAATTCCCAGTCTTCGTCAAGAGACCAAAACTTATTTATCAGTTCTATATAAGTCATATATCTTTCAAATAATTATCCACCACTTTAATAAACTCGTCTAATGACCGGACAACGATGTATTTGTTACCATTTGCCTCACATTCCTTTTGCCATTCTTTTTGGACTGGTCTTTGGTATTCTCCCGGCTTTTTCATTTCCACACACAAAGCTCCATAGAAACGATTGCTCTTAAGAAGTATCAGGTCTGCAACTCCGGGAAGCATACCTTCATCTTTCATATAAGCTCCGTTCCTTGCAGAACGTCTTGCCGCATTAGGAACAGCAAACAGCATATTTCTGAGATGGGGATATTTTAAACGGAAATACCTAACACAAGAACATTGTATTTTATGTTCCTCATTTTTGGGCTTGCTACGGCTGCTTGCCACACAAGCCTTGGATTTCATCTCTTCGTAAGTCATAATTATTATTTGTTTATGTAGTACGGCATTGTCTATTTGCCAATTGTACCATCAAGAACCTTGTCTCTTGAACGACGGCTTGTTTGTCCCATTCATATTCATTGTCTCCATAATGGAATGTGTCAAACCCAAATATCCACCAGTCATCACCTATTTCTGTATTATCGGTAATGAATTCCACATCATCCAATATGGGATTTCTTTTTCCGACATACTTGGGATTAATTTTCATTTTGCTTCCGATAGATTCTTCACCGCTTATTGCCGGTTCTGAAAATGTGATACCTCCATGTACACTTATATCATCAATATCAGAATAAGACATTCCATAATATTTGTTCGCAGGGGGGACAGCCACATATCCGTTATGCGTTCCATGCTCTACCATAGTGGACTTAAACCATTCGTTTGATTTTATAAATGCTACTGCTTCATTTTCCATAGTTTTCTATTATTGGTTTACACAGTTCAACAACTTGTTTACAATCCTCCACATCAAACATTCCGATATGGCAAAGCTCACGTGGTATGCCCAGTTGATTGGATAGCCACAGGTAGGCTTTGCTTCTGTTTGAAGTGTTGGGGATATGTTTCTTCCAAATTTTATTGATAAGATTAGTCTTAGCTATTTGGTCAAAGTAGAAATGCGCTTCTTTCTTTGCTTCCCTTAGTTCCGCATTTGCCAAACGCCCCAATGCTTGGTCTGTACCTTTATGTACGCCTACATAAGCCTTGCAATCACGACAGAGATAAATCATTCCGTAAGAACGTCTGTAGATTATAGAACTATCCACGTATTCGGTAGGCTTCCCGCAATAAGGGCAAATCTTACCGGTTAATATTGCATTCATAATTTTCTCAATTAAAAGCCCCGAAGCGTATTCTCCGGGGCACAACCATTATTTACTAACCCTTGCCATTTATGTGTGGCTCACATTTATGAGGGGCGTGACAGAATCGAACTGTCCTCCTCTACAATGCCGCGCGTCACATTAGTCACACCAGCCAAACGCCCCATTTTCGCCCACCCTATCTTCACAGACCGAGCAGGCATGTAAACAAATGCACTTAATCTATATCAAATCAGTCAACCCAAATTTAATTTTAATAACATTGATGATGGCTTTATACTGTTTCTCGTAGATTGTTCCCGAATGTGTCTTCTCCACTTTCTTTTCAAACTCTTCAATGCTGCCACGAAAACACCCACAAGTTATTTCGACTTTATTATCTTTTGTCAAATATGCGTGAGTGTGGCGGTTGCATGAACCGAAACAATCAAATCCGCAATGATTGTTATCATTTTCTATATCAGCATCGCCGTACACCCGAGCATTGCCGGACACCTGAGCATTGCCGTACACCCAAGCATCGCCGTACACCCAAGCATCCTTTCTTGGTCTAAGTTCTCATCTTTCTCAACATATCCTCCCAAATCACCTTCCTTGGCATATTTGAAAGACTTTGTACACTTAATTTGGAATAATTTAATTCCAAAAGTATTGAATACAAACTTGTCTGTAAGTTCAAATTTCTTTTCCATGTCAATCAAAATTAAAATTATCCTCACCGTCCGGTTCTTCGTCCGGCATATCATTACCGAAATCCATCGGAATGAACCAATCTGAAATAAACTCTTCCATATTATTCCTCCGTATCTTCACTATAACATGGCATAAGCAACCCAACACTACTTACACCCTCCATCATACTATCAAAAACAATAGGTTTATTAGTACCCTTAAATGTAGCGACACACTTGTCGCTTTCAAAAAGAGCTTTATTCAACCGTTGCATAATCTTCATGTCAAACTTCACTTGTGGAAGCGGAGTAGTCTGCATATTCAAAGCACCCTGCAAGACTTTTTCCGCATCAGGATATTTATCAAATGTGGAAAAGTAAAAGAATACTTTATCATTATCCTTGCTGCATTCTATGCCATCTTCGGCAATCATAATATTATCGTATTTCAGCATATCTTTGTAGAAGTCAGCGTGAAGAAATTTTCCGTCAAGTGCGGTTATCTCAGGTTCCTTCAACCCCGATATTTCTGAAATTCTGTTTTTTGCCAAAATATACCCGCCACTTGCGTATGCAAATCCGTTTTTGAAATAGATACAACACATTTCAGGTTTGATAGGATAATCTCCAGAACAAGCAAGATGCATCTGAACTTTCTTGTTAAAGTTGTTCCCTTTTTCTGACATAAATCATTCCTCCTTTGTCTTATTACGTTCCTTAATCATTGCATCAGCTATCTGATAAGCTGCTTTAGCCTGTTTTTCATAGTTGTAGTTTATAATACTAACTTCTTTGGATGGGGAAAACAATGTTACAACTCTATTCCATAAAGTTCTTCTGCGTTTTGCTGTCATCATTATGCACTTCATTGCTTCAAGCGCAATATGATCGCGCGAAATATTAGATTCCATAATTTTATTGCTTTAATTGATTAATAACTTGTCTTTTGATTTTCTTGCAGAGCTTCCCGACAAAACGTCCATGCTTCTCTGTTCCGTCATCGGGCAACTCGTTTTTGTAAGTATTGAGCAACTTCTGGATGAGAAGCACTTCTTGTTTTGTCAAAGTAAGTTTCATAATTATTAGTCTTTAATCTCCCATAAATGCCAGCAAGTACTATGTAAGTTCACAAATTCTTCTCTCGGAGGGAATATTTGTGCCACTTGAATGTTATTTGGTAAAAACTTATATCGTACATCTTTCAACTGCTGATAACCTAATGGAAACTTAGCACTTACTGATAAATGCCATAACCCATTTTCTATTGCAATTATCAAACTCATCCCTTTGTATTTAAATACTCCAGTAGAATATACTCCATATTTGTCTGTTATTTCTTGCTCTTTAATATAAAAAGGGAATGACTTTGATCCATCTAACCTGTATTTGAGCAACTCTTCTCGTGTCATTTATTAAATGTAATTTATATGTTGTTCAATTTCAATCTCCATCAACTGAATCAAACGTTCTTCGTCTGGAGATGGGATATATATGCCACATTGGGCACTCGCGAAATTCCGAAACCTTTCAATGGTAAGGCTAAACTCTGTACTATCAAGGTCAGACGAACTTCTTAAGTATTTTAGTCTCCCAAGAAACTTGTCTTCTCTCTCACGGACGAAAGTGTCTTTGTTGCAGAGAATCTTGTAATAGTTCCGCTTTACATATTCCATCGTTTCACCGATTTGGCAACCGAGATAAGCAAGGCAGACATGAAGGTATTTGTTCTGATTTAAAGATCTTTGGGGTTTCTTTTCCGTCAATTCAAACACCTTCTGTTCCTTTATCAACTTCTCCAGCTTCGCTCTTGCCTGTTGGACGTGGAGAGGATTGGAACCATCGTATTTCATAGGCTAAAATGGCAGATCATCATCCTGGGAAACACTCGGAGCAGCTTCTACTTCTGTGGAAGATGGATATTTATTAGAATCAACAATTTCTGATAAATCTGCTATGATGTATCTTACACCCTCTTTTCTCTCTTCTCTCTTAGGGGCACAACTCATAAAATGAGTATAAGTAATATCTCCAAATGTAGCAGGTTCTTTCCGCTTGAAGATTGCGAAGTTTAAAAAACATCTTTCCTTACCATCTTTACACTTTACTTTCTTTATCAATTCCTTTGGAATGTCTGATAAACAAATACTTCCTCTTAACATAATCAAATGAATTTAAATTTATAACCTTTTATTTTTCTATTATCGTCATCTATCGCAGCAGTCATACATGACCTACTTACCCTTAAAAACTCTGCGGCCTCTTTACCACTGTCAAAAACTCTCATAAGCACGTTCAATGTCGGATGAAACATGCCAACTGGCTTATATTTAGTTATAGAAATCCGATATCCCCTTGTACCATAATTTGCATTATATTTGTAAGTACACCATTCCAAATTCTCAATAGAATTGTTTGCTGGATTCTCATCCTTGTGATTTATGCAAGGATAGTTATTGGGGTTAGGAATGAATGCCTGTGCTACAAGTCTATAAACAAAGAATTTCCTGTTTAAATTCCCCTTACTGAGTTCAACCCTTGGCCTTCCGTCTTTTTGATAAAAAATCGTCTTCATCCTTTCAGGTACAACTTTTAATCCTCCTTTGAAGTGTGGCACATATCTTTTCAAACTTTTCACCCTGCCTAAATTGCTTATCTGATATAATCCTTCATATCCGACAATATCTTTCCATATCTCAAATTCTTTAGATATAGAACCACTTAAAATTGCCATAATTAATTTTCTATTTTTTCTTTTAATAAATACCTGGTTAAATCTCTGTATTCTGCCCACTCTAAAAAAGAGTGTAATAGATTCGTATTATCTTGCTCCATACCATCATAACGATAACATGTAATAGAAGGCTCATAGCGTTTCAATGGAAGTCCTCTGACATCATATCCATGCTTATCTTTGTCGTATCCTTCAAAGATGAACAAGTCAAAGTGAAACACGTCTAAATTGAATAGCTGGAGATAAAATCGCCATTGGCAAGAATTGATGTAATCGGCATCGGTAGGATAAGAATATTTAGTCTTAATATCCCTGATCTCCACACCATTCACCATATCGGCACATCCTGTTATAATAGCATCTCCAAAATCCTTATACAGTCTTATCTCATGAAAAGCATTCGGGTATTCGTTACGATAGGAAAGCGCGGTCTTGCATTGTGCAATATCCATAATCACTTTATCACCTTCAATGTCAAAGGATCTACCACAAGGAACAGGCTCTTTTTGTTCTTTATTATAATGGAGGAAGGTACGTTCTCCTGCATCTACTTTATCGCATTTCGGTGTACCTTCTTCCACTATTTTATGAAATGCCTGTCCAATTTTTGTATACACATTACCCGTGAACTTGCCTGTTATACTGTCAATAACGGATTGCTCCGTTATCTCATAGTTGGCATAATCGCTTTGCTCTATGTACTTTCGGAATGCTTCTAAAATTGTTACGCGAATTAGCGGTATCATACTTTCACGAATAACTTTTTATCTTGATCGAAAGTGAATCCTTTTGCTGCAAGACTCTTCTGCATCTCAGAAAAGAAGGGTACTCGCATAATTTTAGGTAATAGCTTTGTAGCCTCCATCAAGGCAAGAATATCTTCTTCGGTCATTGCGGCGGCAAGCTGTTCACGTATTGCGGCAAGCTGTTCGTTAGCTTTTGCTTGCGCTTCTCCTTTCCCTTGAATCGATATCTTCACTTTCGATATAATGTCAGACATACATGTATCAAACTCGGTTGTTCCATAATCAGGTATTACCACAGTTCCAAGTCCTGCTACATTTTTGCCTACAAAATTATCCAACGGTGCAAATGAAATAGAACGTTTCCCATTTTGTATGAATACATATCCAACTTGGTCAGCTATCCTAACAAGCAGGTCTTTTGATTGCCCTGTGCAATCCGGAGAGTGCTTTATCACATCGCCGTCTGCCGTTTCCTTGTCATGGCATATAAAAACAATGTCAGAACCATTCGAGCGAAGAAAGTTGACGAACTCTTTAAAGTCCTCGCCCATCTGCCCGAACCGTTTTAAAGTATTTGTTTTCAATTTATAATTATTGTCAATAGCATATTGACTCAGATAATCGTCTATCATTGATTTGGCTGTATCGACAACTATTGTTTTGTAATCTTTCATAGATTCACGTTCTGAATCAATATCTTTCCAACATTTAGCCATTATGGTATCACAACGTTGTACTGCGCGGTCTGCCCCCCTGTCGCAATCTATCAATAAAGGATTATCCGCTGTTGTAGCTACTGAGGTTTTTCCACTTCCGGGGACTCCATATAATACAATAATTACAGGACGCTCCGGTAAAACATCATTTTTCTTAACTATAGGCATAATATTTAAATTTTAAAATGTTTGCTTTTACCAACACAAAAAAGGCAGGTCCGCAGTCCTTACAAAGTTCCGCTTCCTGCCATGATATATCTCCACTTCTTCAAGCTCATTTTCAAGAGAATCAATTTCTTCATTGATAAGTGCAATATATTCAGCCTTACTGTCAGCATTGAATGTGAGCATTACCGCTTCTTCACTCATTTGCTGAACCGTGTCAAGCTCTGAATAAAGCTTATCAAGTTCTGAATTAATAGATGATTTACACCTCATACTTTCTCCAAAAATTGCAAAGGGAGTGAATAAACAGCTTTTAACTTAGAGAATTTGACATCTGCACGCCCATCTTTAATTTTAATAATCGTGCCTATCAGCGTATCGCCAATTTCACGGACTTTATCACCTTTTTTCATAATAACTACGTTTAAATATTTGTCCGAAAGACAGGAATCGAACCTGCTTCTTGTGGGGTAATGAGACCTACATAAAGAATATGATTATTATTAAATTACCACATGCATTCCATAATGCTACTTTCGGAGGATGTTCATACCTATATTCACATACCGGCATGAACGGATAATATTACTAACTAAAAAATAGATAGAGAAAATATTAGTCACACTCTTTCAGTTCATTGTATGTCAGGACTACCAGTCTTATGCACAACAGGAAGATAATGGAAAATATAATCACAGATACGCATTTTACAGGACTTTCCGTAACTATCGCACCATAAATCATCCCTAACGAACATAATGCGGCAAATAAAGACATGATAAAATTGGCTGTTTTCATTATATTATGTAAAAAAAGGGTACGTCCCCAAATAGAAGTATAAACTGTCACATTTAAAACTTTATTGATGGAAAAGAGGAACGTACCCGAATTATTATTACTTTTGCGGTGTCACATTTAAAATTTTTGTATTATGAACAAATTTATACTGATCGAGGGCAAGACTTTCCCTTGTTATATAAATCCTGACCATGTAACTTTCATTGAACATAAGAGCCGTATGACTTTTATTCATTTGGTATCCGGTGATGTGGTTGAAACAACTTTGCCAATACCTCAAGTGTTGTCTCTGTTAAGCCAACAATAGTATTCTTCCCAAAGATCATTGCCAATTCTAGCAATTAGAAGCTTGTCTCTCCACGTATATATCGGTGAATTGTAAATCCACTCAAAGAGATGCGTGGAGATGGGTTTTTTTGTTTCTATGGCAATCTTAATAAGCCGTCTTTTGAGCCATTTTTTAAGAAATCGTTTCATGAGGTCATTTAATTATTAAGTTCGTTCCCCTCAACGGCTTAAACCGGTTGTTACCCCGAATCTTACGGGAGGGGATATATTAGACCTTCCAGCGATACTTGTGCCTAACCAAGCATACTCACCACGCTAAAGACAAATTGGCGTGCTGAAAGTAAATTTCATTTCAACTTCGTGGCTTTACCACCATCAGACATTTACAACCATTCGACCGTTATCGTCTTATCTTCGGTTGCTATCGGTGTCAATTCCGTTCCACTTGCACCCACCACTATCTACCATCACTGGCTTCGCTTCTGTGCCTGCGCAGAAATCATATATAATAATTGTACGGTTTTACCCATACATTATTTCTATTGTATAAATAAATATTTCAAAGAACTATTTTTTGCTCCCTGCTCAGTTATCGCTACTGAATTCCGTTCATTCCGTCAACAGGGATAAATGTCTTTAAAGTTTAGTCAATCAACTCTTATATTATTCAATACGTCAGCCGCATTACAAAACCATTTTTTCTTTCCCTTGAAATCTATGCGAACTTTGCCCTTAGAGTATAAGTCTTCCAATCTTTTTTCTCCACCCACAAGTCTTGCTGCTGTATCCTTACAGAAGGTTACACCATACCTGTTAAGTTGGCGAGATTGGTTACTATATCTTATTTCGGCTTCGTTCATACTATTTCATTATTGTCATTTCTTTATAGCAGTAATGGTTATCTTGTTGTCCTTGCTTATATAGCAACTATATCTTTCCACATCGTCTCTTGGATAAGACTTTGCGATTTCGTATGCCCATTGTCTCAAACTACGACATTCAAGATAGCTCCCAAGTTGAGCTGTCAGAGAAGAACCCGCTTTGATTTTCAATATATCATTCTTTGTAATTTTCATACTTGCTTTTATTTTCTATATTTTATGCTTAAATATTATTCGTTTAATTTGCTTTTTAAAAATCGGTTTCATATATTTGCCATCTGATGAGTGGCAAGTGACTTATATAAGTCACTCCGTTTTTATTTTGTCTTTCTTTGCTTTCTTGCTTTGATTGACAATGCAAAGATACTTTATAATTTTAAAGTATAAAATAGCTTGCTTTAAAATTATAAAGTAGTTATAATTAATTAACAATTCAAGATAACAAAAGATGAATATGAATAAAGTCATAAATATTTTAAATGCGGCAAAAGCCAATAATGGATTAAGCCGTGAGGAAATAGAGAGGATATGCGGAAAAGAAACGGATGCTGTACTTGCTTTCATTCGTAACAGTGGAGTATGCACTATGGGCATAAGAGATAGGATAATCCACGTGGATGATGGCAAATTCGCATTGCTACTTGATGAATTAAAACAGAAGAAAAAATCAAAATTCAGTGGAGTTATAAAATGGGTCATGGAGAATATTATAGCTCCACTGATTAAAAGTTAGAGCTTCTGATACTCTATAAATTCACCGATTATAGAAGGGTGTTTTAAGTGTATAAATTTTATAAAAGAGTCTACAATATCGTGATTGCTTATTGTATTGACTTTAATGTGTTCACGGTAGCAGTCTTGACGAAGTACATTTAGCACATCGTTGTTAATAAGCGATTGAAGCTCGTCAATCTGATGTTGTAGAGAAGCGACAAATTGAAGGTCTGACAAGTTCTGTTCTGGTTCTTGTTCAATGTGACTTGCTGGTTTAAATGGATTTTCCATAATTCGTTCTTTGAAATGTTTACAATCGGTTACAAGGCTACGTTAAGCAGCCTTGTGTTCACGGATGAGGTTTGAAATAATGATGTATATTTTATCAAGAAAATGGTTACGTTCAGCGATTTCAAGTTTGGACTCATCACGCCTTATTTTCTTGTAACTGTGTATTGATATCTGGTATAGATAATAAAGCTGTTCATACACCTTGTGCCATACGTCTTGCTGTTTGGTATTTGTGGCGGATGCGTATTTGTTTACCAACTGACGAACTTTGTTGCGTAGCGAGATTCGGGTAACATTTCTGACGACATTGATACCGATAACAGAAGTTTGCCATTCTCTCCCCTTTCTTGCTCTATCGCATCAAGACGCTTTTCAACATTTTCAAGTCGTTGTTCGTGTTCAAGATTTATATTTGCTTGCATCGCAAACATCTGTGCAGAGGTGAGCGGTTTTTGTTGCTCTTTTAGAGCTTTTTCCATTGCGTTGAAGGCTGCGATATAGTCCAGCTTGAATTTAAGGGCTTTCTTTCCGGTAAAACCCATCGCCAAAAGAGTAAATCCATCACGGTTCATTACGAACATTGGGTATTCTTGCCTATTTTGTTCATTAACATAAATAGTTTCAACAAACATAGGGTCAGCCGAAGTTTCGGCACACCCCTGTATAAGCTCTCTAATAGCATCTAAGACGTGCTTATGTTCTTTTCCAAACTTTTCAGCCACCAATAGGCTGTTAGTTAAAACTTGGCCGTTCTGACCTTTAAAAACTAGATCGTTCATATTGACTAATTTTATACCTCACCCTTTCTCCCAAGATAATTATTAGGAGGTGGATGAACATTGTTAAACTTCAATTATTCATTTTGTTGCTTTAATACTGGATGCTTCTCCAACATCTTTGCTTCATCTCTTATTGGTTATCGTAATACAACGCTTGGGCGCCTGTTGTTAGGTGATGGGAACAGAGCAGGTCTTGCCAATAAAAGACATACAGTATAAAACAGAAGAGCCTTTTTATCTCACGGCTGTCATTGGTTTAATCCAAAGTTCCGCACGGTAGGCACTGATAGAACCGATTGTATGGATTTAATCTAACTAATAGGAAAGAAAAAATCCGTTGCTAAAGTAGAGAGGCAACGGATTTCCAAATATAAAGAAGGCTCACGTTTGAGCGATTGTTTAATCATGTGTCTGTTGCCTCTCTACTTGCAACGGGTGCAAAGGTACTTTATTTTTTTAAAGTACAAAAGAAATGCTTTAAAATTATGACTATTGTAAGTAGATTTTTTGAATGTCTTGAATTAAGTGGTATAAAACCCTATGATATAGAGGTTAAATTTGGCGTAAAGTCTGCTCAGTCAAAAATATCGCAGCTAAAAGGACAGAAGACAAAAGGCGGTAAAGATAAAACACTGCCTGTTGATATTCTTGCAGCGTTATGCTCCGCAAATCAGAATATTAATCCTGCATACATACTTAATGGCACAGGTTCTCCAATTATAAGAAAGCAATCAGGTACAGAGGATTTATATATTGAAGAAGAAAATAATGATGAAGATGTTCCTGAATATGTTTATCATTACACGACATTGAAGGGGTTGGCCGGTATTATTTCATCTTCATGTTTACGGTTTTCATCATTTTCAAATAGTGATGATTTAAGAGAAAGGGAGCTTGTGGATGACGGATATAATTATCTGTGCTTTTGCACAGGTAAATCATCGGCTAACAAACCAGCTATGTGGGCTAAATATGCAAGTAATTATGATGGAGTCTGCATAAAATTTAACTTGAAAAGGATATTAGATATTAATAAAGAGCTAAAAGATGATATTGATTCATTTTACGTAAAATATGTTCCATCCTATTTCTTAACTACAGGGCAAGATGAAAAGTGTAGGAGTAGATATAAAAACGAGAATTGGGCTTTTCAGAATGAATATAGAATCATTAGCAGTCACGTAAAGGAATTAAGGATAGACGAGCAGTGCATAGATTATGTTGTATTTGTAAAGGGATGGGGTGATAATATTTACAATCAAGCTCAAGATATTATTAAAAGAGCAGGAAAGCTTAATATTCTTCTAAAAGTGAGATGTGAAATAATAGTATCCGAAATAACAACCGAAAAGCAAATCGAATGGGATGAAGTTGTTAAATTAATGAGTGAAATTTATCTGAATGTGAAGGATGATAGTGTTATGCTTGATAAGTTCATGAATACAATGAGGGAAAATGGCGAACTCCGAGCAAAACTTGAATCTAAGAAGGAAGAAATAGAAAGGCTAAAGAAAAAAGTTGCTGCATACGATCAGAATTTTGTGACCGGTGTTGCAGAGGTGAAAAAAGATGCTTAATGGAAATAGTCAGATAATATGGAAAATCAGACAGCTATAGACAGACTGAAATTGTTCGCAAAATGGGCAAGAAGTAAAGGATACGTCAAAGGGGAAACCTCTTTTGAGGCTTATTGTGGACTTTCTCCCAGATATATGTACAATTTGAAACAGAATGGAAAAGGATGTGTAGGAAGTGATAAGATAGCCCTTGTAGCCATGAAATTCCCAATGCTCAATGTACGATGGCTTTGTACAGGAGAAGGCAGAATGGTGGAGGATGAAACCACTGCTTCGGAAGACTTCAAAAAAGCAATATGGCATATTGAAGAGCTCCGTGAAGCAGTCCGAAAAATAGCCTTTTCCAATAATAAAATACACATTTGATTATCAGATATTTATATAAAAAAATATTATATAATAGGGCAATTGTTACAATAAATTATTTTTAGAAACAAAGCTTCATTTCATTTAAATTGTAAATGGTTATTTTACAAGCAGCATTAACACTCTGTATACCACAAAGATAGATATGATTTGAAGCACTATGTCTAGTTTAGTTTTTGTGTTGTAAGTGCTCCCTCCGTAAGCGAACGGTCAGGGAGCACGTTTTTTATATATAAACAGACCTACCGTATACAAAGGGAAGATTAAGCCATTTCATATAGCAGACTAAGGTTTTTTGAACGACAGATTATTACGTCCTGCAGCAATGGGATGTACGTCCCACTGCAATGGAACGTACGTCCTGCCATAATGGGACATACGTCCTACTGTAATGGGACGTAATAATCCACTATATAAAACCGCTTAGTCTGAAGGAAGAAAATGCTTAGTCTGCCCGAAGATATGTCTTTATTTAATTTTAACGAATTTATTTCTGTGGGAGAGTGAACTAAATGAATGAATGCCGTGTTATATATTTGTGTTTTTCATAGTAATAGATTTAAGATTAATAGTTAGTATTTGCTTGTGAAAGTCAGTACACTTAAGGATAAAGGCGTTTATCCGAAAAAGAAAAAAGAGGTCACTCCCTTACGAGTAACCTCTTTCTTCTTTTATTTCATCTTTCTTTTATTTCATCTCACGCAATGCCTTGCATAATTGGTCGGGACAGGAAGTGGAACGATTTCCGCACTTCACTCCTTCCAGCTTCGATATTACATCTTCAACTTTCATTCCCTTTACCAAACGGCTGATGCCTTGAAGATTTCCATTGCATCCGCCCCAAAAGAATACCTGTTGAACCACATCGTCTTCCACTTCTACCTCAATGTGGCTGCTGCAAGTACCTTGCGTTTTATAAGTAATCTTCATTTTTACTCTTCCTCAGCAGGTTTCATGTTTGTATAAACCGTCTGGACATCATCAAATTCTTCCAAACGCTCTACCATCTTATCAATTGTTTCGCGCTGTTCGGGAGTTACATCCTTCAGGTCGTTAGGAATATAAGTAAAGTCACCACCGACTTCCTCAAAACCGCATTCTTCCAAGTGTTTCTGAATAGCGGCATAGCTCTTCGGGTCACCGTAAATAGTGATTGTTCCTTCTTCTTCATCGATATCGAATTCATCTTCTACATTGTAATCTATCAAATCAAGAATCAGTTCTTCCATATCAAGACCTTCTTTACGCTTAAAAGTAAAGACACATTTATGATCGAACAAGAAAGCCAATGAACCGGTAGTTCCCATGTTGCCGCCAAATTTGTTGAATACAGAACGGACATCTGCTACAGTACGAGTGGTATTATCGGTCAAAGTATCAACGAATACTGCTACCCCGTGAGGGCCGTATCCTTCGTAAGTCATACCTTTGTAATCGCTGGTATCCTTACCCATTGCATTTTTAATAGCACGCTCGATGTTATCCTTCGGCATGTTTTCGCGCTTACAAGTAGCAATAACACCACGCAAGGTCGGGTTGTTTTCCGGTTCCGGTCCGCCTGCTTTTACAGCAATAGCAATTTGTTTACCCAGTCTTGTAAAAGTCTTGGCCATGTGGCCCCATCTTTTCAGCTTTGTAGCTTTTCTATATTCAAATGCTCTTCCCATTGGATTATATTTTTATAAATGGTTATTTTATCAATTATCTTAGTTTCGCATTCAATTTGCTTTCCAGATTGGCAATCAGCTTAGACATGATTTTGTCGATTTGCTTGTCGTTCAGTGTTGCATTTTCATCCTGCAACAAGAAGCTGACAGCATAGCTCTTCTTACCCGGTTCCAAATTCTTGCCTTCGTATACATCAAACAGTTCTACTTCTTTCAGCAACTTCTTTTCTGTTTCGTAAGCTATCTTTTCGATTTCGGCAAATTGGATATTCTTGTCGAGTAGCAATGCCAAGTCACGTCTTACAGCCGGGAACTTGGAAAGTTCCTTAAAGTTGACCTTCGAAGTCTTGATGGCTTTCATCAGCTCATTCCAATTGATTTCGGCATAATACACTTCGTTGTCGATATCGAATGCTTTCTGAATCTTCTTGCTGATGACACCAAACGTAGCCAATAACTTGCCGCCACGGGTGTGTACGCTGACAGCTACAGAATAGATATCATTACTCAAATTACCGAATACCACGTTACCGAAGTTCAAGCCCAAACGAGTGAAGATATTCATCACATAAGCTTTCAGTTCATAAACGCTGGTGTTTTCATCAGGATGTGCCCATGAGTTGCTCACACGCTTACCTGTCACCCACAATCCCAGATGATATTCTTCTTTGTATGCAGCCAATACCTTTTCAGGGTTCTTCTTTTCCGCATTAAAGAAATAGCAGTTACCGAACTCAAAGAACTTCAAATCGGCATTCTTACGGTTGGCATTGTGCTGGATGCTTTCCAAGCCGCCGAACAACAGCGTCTGACGCATTACATTCAGGTCATTGCTTAACGGATTCATTAAGTTGACAAGGTTTTCGGGCTTGTAGGTTTCCAAACCTTCATAATATCCGGCAGCAGTCAGTGAGTTATTCAGAATTTCATTGAATCCGCAACCTATCAACTGTTCGGAAATCAAGTTCTGAAGCTGTTGGGATTTATCTACTTCCCCCTTCGTGGTCAGGCTTGACTTTAATGTTGTGGGAATTTCCACATTATTATATCCATAGATACGGAGAATATCTTCTACCACGTCACAGTCACGCTGAACGTCTACACGGTAAGCAGGAACTTGTAAAGTCACTCCTTCGGGAGTCTCGTTTACAATCTTCATCTCAAGACTGGTAACGATACTCTTTATCGTCTCTGCCGGAATTACTTTCCCAATCAGAGAATGAGCTTTTTCATAGTTTAATTCTACCATGAAATCAGCAACCGGATGAGGATAATTGTCTTTAATTTCAGAAGCGATAGTTCCGCCTGCCAGTTCTTTTACCAGCAAGGCAGCTTCTTTCAAGGCATAAATAGTTCCGTTGGGATCAATACCACGCTCGAAACGGAAAGAAGAGTCGGTACTCAAACCATGGCGACGCGCCGTTTTACGCACCCAAGTCGGATTGAAATACGCACTTTCAAGGAATACATCCACTGTTTGTTCCGTAGTACCTGAATCCAAGCCACCAAATACACCGGCAATACACATCGGCTCTTCAGTATTACATATCATCAAGTCTCTATCGGACAAAGTACGTTCCACTTCATCCAAAGTGGTAAACTTAGTACCTTCGGCAACAGTCTTTACAACAATCTTTCCACCCTTAATCTTATCGGCATCAAAGCAATGCAGCGGTTGGCCGTAAGCATGAAGAATGTAGTTAGTGATATCCACAATATTGTTGATTGGACGAAGACCTATCAAACGCAGCTTGTTTTGCAGCCAGTCGGGACTCTCTTTCACGGTAACACCTTTGATGGAAACTCCGGCATAACGGGGACATGCTTCGGTATTTTCTACTTCTACAGTGATATCCATATCGTGATTGTCTACCTTGAAGCCTTCTACCGAAGGACGGGTTAACGTAGCCTGTCTGCCGTTTTGAATCAAATAAGCATACAAGTCACGTGCCACGCCATAGTGAGAGCAAGCATCCGCCCGGTTCGGAGTAATATCCACTTCAAGTACATAGTCGCTCTTGATGTTATAATAATCTTTGGCAGGAGTTCCGGGCACAGCATCGTCCGGCAGAACAATGATACCGTCATGACCGGTTCCGATACCAATCTCATCTTCGGCACAAATCATGCCGATTGACTCAATACCGCGAAGTTTTGATTTTTTTATGGTAAAGCATTCTTCACCGTCATATAGCTTTGTGCCCAAAGTGGCAACCACAACTTTTTGTCCGGCAGCTACATTAGGAGCACCGCAAACAATCTGCACAGGTTCTCCCTGTCCCAAGTTAACCGTAGTTACATGCATGTGGTCAGAGTTGGGATGAGGTTCGCAAGTCAGCACTTCACCGATAACGATACCTTCCAGACCGCCTTTAATTGTTTGGACTTCTTCTACGCCTCCTGTTTCCAGACCGATAGAAGTCAGCGCTGCTGCCACTTCATCAGGGGTCAAATCGAAGTTGACGTATTCTTTCAGCCAATTATAAGAGATATTCATATATGATATATTTTATGTATTTCAAAATGACTTGCAAATTTAGTAATTATTTTCTTTTATCCTGTTATGAGAACCCGTTTAATTTTCATCAACCTCGTCATTCTGAACAAAGTGAAGAATGACAGGATAAGGATTAAAACGGTAAAGGTCCTTCGGGAATGGGTGCTCCGAACGGATTATTATCGGCAGGTGCAGCATCAGAAGGCGGAGGCGGTACACTGCTTCCACCGCCATTCATTTTGGAACGGATAATTCCCGGTTCTTCTCCCGGCAACGGTATAATCATTTCATCATCCGGATTCTGGAAACGGGCGAACTCACCGCGGAAACGCAACAACACATCGCCCACAGCACCGTTACGATGCTTGGCAATAATGATTTCAGCCATACCATGCAGGTCGTTTCCTTTTTCATCCTGAAATATCTTATAATATTCGGGGCGATGGATAAAGCACACCATATCGGCATCCTGCTCGATGGCCCCGGATTCACGCAAGTCACTCAACTGCGGACGCTTTCCGTCAATACCTTCACGGCTCTCCACACCACGATTCAACTGACTCAGGGCAATAATCGGAATGTTCAGCTCCTTTGCCAAGCCTTTCAACGAACGTGAAATAGTACTAACCTCTTCCTGACGGCTGCCAAACGACATACCGCTCGCATTCATCAACTGCAAGTAGTCAATGATAATTATTTTTACTCCATGTTCACGTACCAAGCGCCTTGCCTTCGTTCTCAATTCGAAAACCGAAAGAGAAGGGGTATCATCGACATACAACGGAGCGTCATACAATTCCTTAATCTTATAGTCCAACTGCCCCCATTCGTATGGAGCCAACTGCCCACTCTTAATTTTCTCGCCCGGTATTTCGCACACATTGACAATCAAACGATTGACCAACTGCACGTTCGCCATTTCAAGCGAGAACAATGCTACCGGAATTTTTGCATTGACTGCCATATTCTTAGCCATTGAAAGCACGAATGCTGTTTTACCCATGGCGGGACGAGCAGCAATAATCACAAGGTCGGAGTTCTGCCAGCCCGAAGTCATCTTGTCCAGTGCATGGAAACCACTCTCCAAACCACTTAAACCATCCGTCCGAGCCGCCGCCTTCTGAAGCATCTCATACGCCTCCTGAATAACCGGATTAATCTGCGTATAATCTTTCTTCATATTCTGCTGCGAAATCTCGAACAGCTTCCCTTCAGCTTCTTGCATCAAATCATCCACATCCTGTGTCTCATCGAAGGCTTTCGTCTGAATATTACTGGTAAAAGAAATCAGTTCGCGTGCCAAGAACTTTTGGGCTATAATTCGCGCATGATATTCAATATGGGCAGACGATGCTACCTTCCCACTCAACTGAGTGATATAAAAAGGACCTCCCACTTCATCCAAATCACCGGTGCTGCGCAACTGCTCGGCAACGGTCAGAATATCCACCGGCTGCTGGCGTAGTGCCAACGCCGTAATAGCCTGATATATCAACTGATGACGATGCTCGTAAAAAGACTCGGGACGAAGAATTTCACTCACCAGTGAATATGCGTCTTTTTCTATCATTAATGCTCCTAATACTGCCTCTTCCAATTCAGGTGCCTGTGGCTGCAAATGCCCATATTCATCAACAGGCTTTGCCTTTACAGTTTTAGGAGTACGTGTCGTTTTTCTTACTTCTGCCATTTCCTTTCGTTTAAAGTAGGGCAAAGATAGAACTTTTTGACGAGTTGAACATCCAGCCGGGAGCAAAAATAATAAAAGAAATACGAAGACTTTTTCTATAAAACATGAACAATCCATACACAAAATGGTTTTTTATATGGTTAAATGAAAAGTTTACCTTATATTTGAGCCGTGTCACGTGCTCAGGAGCCGTAATAAAGACACACTAGAAATTAATCTAAATAAAAGAATATGATAACATTTCCGAATGCTAAAATCAATCTGGGTCTGAATATTATAGAAAAACGCCCGGATGGTTATCACAACCTAGAAACAATTTTTTATCCTATCAATCTTCAAGATGCGTTGGAAGTCACACGCTCCACAAACAGTGACAAAGAGTACAATCTCCATGTAAGCGGAAGTGCTTTGGACGGCGAACCGGAAGATAATTTAGTAGTTAAGGCTTATAAGTTACTGAAAGAAGATTTTCCACAAATGGCGGCCATCGAAATTCATATGTACAAACATATTCCTGCAGGAGCAGGATTGGGAGGCGGATCGTCAGATGCAGCATACATGATTAAATTATTAAATGAAAAGTTTGCTCTGAACATCAACCATGCGAAAATGGAAGAATACGCGGCACGCCTCGGTGCCGACTGTGCATTTTTCATTCAAAACAAACCGGTATTTGCAACTGGCATAGGGAATATCTTCGAACCGGTCGATTTGTCTTTGAAAGGATATCACATTGTATTGGTCAAACCGGATATTTTTGTTTCTACCCGTGATGCTTTCGCTGCCATAAAGCCACAACGTCCTGCCGTTTCCTTAAAAGAAGTAATCAAGCAGCCGGTAGATACATGGAAAAACAACATGCAAAATGATTTTGAAGACAGTGTATTCTTGAAATTCCCCGAAATAGCTGCCATCAAAGATGAATTATATGATTTGGGAGCCGTATACGCCTCCATGAGTGGTTCCGGTTCGTGCGTATATGGTATATTCAAAGAACCTATAGAGAACGTAGAAGATAAGTTCTGCCAGTGTTTCTGCAGACAGCGTGAGTTGGAGTAAGGATTAACCATTCTTCTAACTTGTTCAGAAAACTCTTCAAACAGCCGGTGCATGCTGTTTGAAGAGTTTTTTATGTCATCAAACTTAGAATGCAACACACAAGCATAAAAAAAACTGTCCCCCGACTCACGTCGAGGAACAGCCACAACACAAACACAAAATAAAACACGACAAAACTACTATGCAATTTTTTAGCCTGCTCTATGTTTTGAGTAACATAACTTACCACCGGTCAGGTATTCACATATCCAAGAGGGGTTTCAGGTTATTTGCACTATAAAAACGCCACACTAGCGTCCTTTGTTCATCGGTCTTTCTAAAAATATCTTAATTCTTTATTGAATTCCTCTTTCTCTTAACTTAACCTGCCAATTCCATGCAGATTTCAGTGTCTCTTCGATAGTAGCCTTTGCCTGCCATCCTAACTCTTCGTTAGCGAAAGTCGGGTCAGCCCATACCTTAACAATATCTCCCTGACGACGGCCTACAATCTTATAGTTCACCTTCACGCCTGTAGCAGCTTCAAACTTATTCAGCAGTTCCAATACAGACAAGCCGCGACCTGTACCGATATTGAATACTTCCACACTTTCTTTCTGCTTATCGTTCAAGATACGATCCATAGCAATCACGTGAGCCTTAGCCAAATCTACTACATAGATGTAGTCACGGATACAAGAGCCGTCAGGAGTGTCATAGTCATCACCAAATACGCTCAATTGCTCACGGATACCCATTGCAGTTTGAGTGACATACGGCAACAAGTTTTGAGGTACGCCATTAGGCAACTCACCAATCAATGCAGACGGATGTGCACCAATAGGGTTAAAGTAACGCAACATGATAGCGTGAACAGGAGAACCTGATGCTACAGTATCGCGGATAATTTCTTCATTAATTTGCTTTGTATTGCCGTATGGTGATTCTGCCTTCTTGATAGGAGCAGCTTCAGTTACAGGCAATGTATCCGGCTGACCGTATACCGTACATGATGAAGAGAAGATAATACCTTTTACATTATGCTTAGGCATCAACTCCAACAAGTTGATTAACGAAACCAGATTGTTACGATAATACAACAACGGTTTTTGGCAAGATTCACCTACTGCTTTGCTGGCTGCAAAGTGAATAATACCTTCAATACCGGCATATTTAGTAAACAGTTTGTCCATACCTTCATAATCCAGACAGTCCAACTTCTCAAATGCCGGACGGATACCTGTTACTTTTTCAATATTGTCAACCACATCGGCGTTAGAGTTTGAGAGATTATCTACAATCACTACGTCGTAACCGCTTTGTTGCAGTTCAACTACGGTATGAGAACCGATATATCCGGTTCCTCCTGTCACTAAAATTCTCTTTTTCATAAGACTTATTATTCTGTCGTTTTTAATAGGTTCAAAACAACTTAGAAAGATAGATACCCTTACGAATCATGTCGTTGATACGAAGAACTACCTGAATCTTATCATCGTGCGAAACCAATCCCATCCATCGGGCAGGTGTTTCAATCACCTTCACTCTGACTCCTTCTCTTATCCGTTTATTCATAAAAGCAGGTATAGAATAATGAGCTTTCAAATCCATTCCGTTTTCATCAATAAACTTATCAAATGCAACTTGCATTTCATTAAATATATCCGGCCTGAAGCCCCACATATTCATTGAAACCAAACTATTATCATCCAGTGCCACCCATTTATGCACCTCATTAGGATACATGGGATTACCACTGATCCGCTCCACTCCTGTACGGTCTGTTACAGAAATTAAATATCCGTTTTCATCCACTTCACAAATTCCCCGGGTTACTCCACCGCTCTCCGCTAAAACGTTTTTCAATCTATAGCAGACATTGAAACTATGATAACCGGCATCTTTCAATGCCACTAAATTATTATACAATAATTCAAAACTCTCACGCTGATAGAAATTAACTGCATTTATCACTCCAAATGGGGCATCTATTAATTCTTCTCCCATCAATACAGCTCTTACCGAACCATAAAGTGCTGTTCGCTTCGGATTACGTTTTTCTTCGGGAATGGTTTCTACATCCTGATAAACATATTCCACATCCACCACGTGCTCGTATTTGCCTGAAACCAGTTTTTTGAATTCTTGTTCAAAATGTCTACTTATGACAAATACTATTTTATCAAATCCCACTCTTACGGCATCATATACGGAAAAGTCTAATATCGTTTCGCCATTGGGACCAATCCCTTCCAGCTGTTTTAATCCGCCATACTTATTCCCCATAGTGGCCGCAAGTACAATCAATGTCATAGCCATTTGGTCTCTCTATTAATTCTATTGCAAAAATAAGCATAATAATTGAATTAAACAGTACGAAAAACGAAATTCTTTGTACAACCTTAATTCCGCAACACTATAATTTAACTTTATTTATAAGTTCCTGAGCAACAAAAAGTTGCCCAGG